AGCAGAAACGCAAATAGGCAATAAGACAAAGACTAGCTTTTCAACTAATCCACTCTTGCTTTGGTTTGCAGCTAATTGATTTGATATTTCCTCTTGTGTCATTTTTTCTTAGCTTTTTTAGGCTTTTCTATTACTATTTCCTTTTTAGTAAAAAATCCTTTTATTATGTTTATTAACTTTTTCATTTATTAAAATTTAGTGTAAAATCCGATTGAATATTGATTAGTAGTAGCTGATATAGTAAATAAGCCCTTTTTAGAGGTTTTAAACCCTAAACCAACTCCTACACCAACTTTATTGTCAACTGCCCTTAAATCGGCTAAAACACCCCAATAAAGCTCATTTTTGGATGGTGTTGTCCTAATGGTTTCTACTTTTATCGTTTTTTGACTTATGTCTGCGTAAAATCCCCTATTTAATATCCTATTTTTGGAGATAGTATCATTAATAATAAATGTGCTTGAATCTATCTTTATAGTGTCCGAGTAGGCTCGTACGTACGCATAATCTTGAACTATACGTACAGTATCGTGTACAATGGTTGTATCAATACCTAAAACGACAAAAGGGATAGAATCCCCTTTAATATATTTCTTTGTTATGTCGTGCTTATAGATAGTATCGGTATGCGTTACTATTGTAGGTTCGTTTCCGTTGTACCTTCCGTTAAAAATGAAGATAAGAACTACTGCAATCACCAAAGTAATTACAATGTCTCTCATTACTTAAACTTTTTAGCTGCCTTATAATAATACCTAATGGCAAATACTCCAGAGACAATAGCAACCAAACTTGCTACGAAAGTTACAATAGGTTGAATACTTGCGATGCTTATTGCAGCACTTGTGATACTTAGTACCATTCCAAAGTCGGCTTGGTTGCTATGTGGTGTCATTAGTCTGCGTTTACTTCCTCAACTGGAGGATTTTGTTCTGCATTTAATTTACCAAGAAACTGCAATAGGGGTAAGCCATATTGAGTTGGAATTTGATTAATAAATGCTTCTAAATCTTTTAATTGTTGCTCGTTAATTGATATCATAGTATTGATTTTTTACAAATATAAGATTATTCTATTATAATTCTAGCTACTTTAATTCTAGTTTGATTAATCTATTAGATAGTTCTTCGTTTTGTTTAGATAATTCTTGGATGGCAGCAGTTAGTAATGCTACTAACCCTCTATCATATATTCCCCATCCACATCCTTCAGGTGGTGTATTAGCAGTTTCTTCAGATACAGCATTAACCTCTTGAGCATAAAATCCTAATTGTCTATCTGCACTAAATGCTTCTTTATCTTTCCAATAAAAATATCTTGGTTTTAATGCTAATACTTTTTCTAATCCGTTTTCTACATACCCATCTTCTATTTTCAAATTAGCATCTGAAGAAACATATAAACTACCATTTGAACTTTGGGTTGAAACAGTACCATTACTTGTAAGACCTGTTATTTGTACAACACCCCCACTTGTAATAACTAATCTAGCTGCTGCTGCCGTTGCATCATATATTTCCCAACTTCCAGCAGCTACACTTATATTAGAACCTATTAAAAATGATTTTGCAGTAGAACCCCCATATATAGATTTAAAATTTATTTGAGAATTTTGGTTATTAACATTATTTTCAATAATTAAAGTAGTTGGCGTACCCGCAGTATTATTATATAAATGTAATTTCTCACTTGGACTACTTGTACCAATACCTACATTACCTGATGGAAATGATATAACACTTGTTCCTGTTGGATTTGTTATTAATGCTTGAGCAGCAGCTCCATATACTGCAAAATCAAATACACTTGCAGTTTTACCACTTATAACAGTTCCCCTTGCACTATTCCAACTTAATGTTCCTTGAATAGCATAAGCATCCGATGTAGTTGTTAAAGCAAAATATCCTTGTGCCGTTACACTACTAGAGAATGTAGCACTTGTACCACTTAATGCACCTGTAAAATTTCCTGTACCACTAACATCAAGTTTATAAGTAGTATTAGTATTACCTATTCCAACATTAGTTCCATTATCAAATATTAAGCTATTGCCTATGGTTGATGTGCCTGTAAACTTAGAAACGTAATTTGTAGTTCCTGTTCCTGTTACTGGGTTGGTTAAAGCGTTTTGCTTATTGTTAAATGTAGTCCAATCAGCACTTGATAAGAAACCTGCTTGTGAAGTACTTGATTGTTGTATTGAAAATACACCAGTAGTGTTATCGTATAATAAAGGACTTGTAGCACTTAAAGAACTTAAATTTATACCACCCAAACCAGCTAAGGTATATGTAGGGATATTTAAAGTATTAGAAATAAAAGTACTTGCACCACTATTACCAGTAGTTGTTAATGTGATTGCAGATTGTTTAGCGTTCCAAGTTGTTGCACTTGCTATATATGAGTCAGCTAAATCAGTTGTTAAATGTAATTCATCAAGTAAAGTAACTCCACCTGTAATACTTGCAGCGTTACCACTTCCACTTGACTTAACCACAGTTAAAGCCTCACCATTACCACCTTTAGTAATAGATGCAGCAACTCCACTTCCACTCGCGTGATTAATTATTAAATCAGCAGCAGTTAAACTATGCGTTCCTAAATCTACGTTTTGTGTTGCACCAGTATAAGGCACTAATCCAGTTATTGATGGAATACTTGGGAAGGTTACTAATGAGCCATCCCCAGCTACATACTGACTAGCAGCACCAGCAAAACCAATATTAATATTACCACTTGTAGTTACAGGACTTCCTGTAATAGAAAGTGCAGCTACTGATTCAGTAATTCCTATTGAAGTTACTGTTCCGTTATAAGTATCGTTACTTGTTATTGTAAAAGAAGGATAAGTACCACTAATTGATGTAGTTCCTGCTCCTGTTAAAGTAACAGTTTGGTCTGGTAAAGAGTTTGTTATAACACCAGTTGTAGAGTTATAACTTATGCCTGTACTACCTGATACACTTAATCTTGCTCTAGCATCGGTATAGTAAAGATTTGTACCCTCACTAATGTTAGAAGTAGTTAAACTAACTGCTCCAGTAAATCCATTTACGGAAACTACTGCATCGGTATTATCTACCTTTTGCCAAACACTTCCTTGAAATATTGCCCAATCTCCCACTTGCCAATCGGTAATGCCATCTAAGTTAGTTGTACCTGCAACAGATACAATATAGTAATTACCAGCAGTTCCTACTCCACTTGCCAAAGTAGGAGTATTAGTACTAGCATTCCAAGTTCCTTTATATATTGAACCACCTATTAATCCGTTGATTTGATTTTGAACTTTACCAAAAGCAGTTAAGATTGAATCAGTAGCAGATATTGAACCACCAGTTACATTAACACCAGTTAAAACTTTCCCTGTTACTGCCGAATTAACCAAAGAAGGACTTGCATAAGTTCCACTTAATTCCCCTCCAGCAGCAATGCCTTCAATAGTTGTTAAGTAAGTAGAATTATCGTAAGTAATGGTTGTGCCACTAGCTTTAACAAAGCCTGTTCCGTTTAATTGGTTTTGTTTATCATTAAAAGTTGACCAATCTGTACTTGATAAATATCCGTTTTGAGTTGAATTAGCAACTTGGATAGTAAAATTACCAGTAGTATTATTATAGAACAAAGGAGAAGATGCACTTAAGCCAGTTAAACTAATACCACCTAAACCAGCCAAAGTATATGTTGGAACATTTAAAGTAGAACCAACTAAAGTAGCCGAACCATTATTACCAGTTGTAGTTAATGTTAAAGTTGATTGTTTACTATTAAAAGTTACCCAATCTGCACTACTTAAATAACCATTTGTAGATGCACTAGATTGAGAGATAGAAACTACCCCACTAGTAACACTAATAGGAGCTGTGCCACTTATAGCAGCTTGTGCTCTTGCAGTTGTAAAGTAAAGGTTTGTTCCTTCACCTATATCTGTTGTGCTTAAAGTAGTAGAACCACCTAAAGCCACAGTCTTTGAGTTTATAGTAACTGAATCGTTAAATAAACTTGTATTAGGAATATCATCTAAAGCAATAATACCAGTTGTATTAGAATAAACCACACCTGAAGCAGAACTTCCACTTATAGAGAATCTTGCTCTTTGCTCAGTAAAATATAAATTAGTATTCTCAGTTACTTGCAAAGTATTATAATCACCACTTGTAGCTACAACTGCTCCAGTTCTACCAAATACTGAAGTTACTGCATCTGTATTGTCATCGGTCCAAGAAGCAGTAATAGTACCACCACTTTGCTGATTTAATGTCAAAGTCTTAGTCGTTGTTCCTGTTACGGCAGCAGATGTTAAACTTCTATTATATGCAGTATCCCAAGTTGTTTGACTTGCAGTAGTAGGAATTGAATAGCCTGTTTGTAATCCAAAAGCTAAAGTTCCTGAAGTAGTTATTGGAGAACCAGCTATTGTTAATCCTGTTGGAACACTTGCAGCTACACTTGTAACTGTACCTACATAACTTTCAGTTGAGTTTACCCAAGCAGTTCCATTGTATCTTAAAACTTGACCATTACTAGGAGTAACAATTGTTACATCACCTAAAAGAGTTAAAGTATAATCACCATCTTGAGCAACTACGTTCCCTGTTCTACCATATACAGAATAAACACCAGTAGGCAAAGGATATGCTCCAGAAGGAGCTTCAATTATTACTGGTTCTTCAGTTACATTAATCTCTATAATATCATTTACAACTGTTATTTCTGTACTCATTAGATTTGTGTTATATCTTGATAAACAATAAAATTACCCCAAATATATGTCTTGATATTATCATTTGGAAATTGGATAGTCATATCATAAACATAAGAACCAGCATCTATATTCACATCGTAATTAATTGTAATTTGGTTATCATCTACACCACCAATAGTTATACCATCAGCTAAAGTCAATGTCATATCTGCATCTGCTGAATTAGGTCTCCTACGAACTTGAATTTCTATATTCGCACCTGTTAAATCAATTGGGTCAGTATTAGCAGTTAATTGGAATATTTGACTCCAAGTATTGTTCTGCCATATCTGAATATTATAATTCGCTGGTCTGAAATCAGCATTAGAAGGATTACAAGACATTATTTTTCTATTTTTACAAATTTACTAATTATTAAACAATTCCTTATATTCAATAGCTTCCCCCCAATAAGGATGAGTTTGATAAGTATTGTCTTTAGAATAGATAGAATTATGAGATGTAAAGTGATTGCCGTGATTAATATGGATAGCCTCATTCTTACTTACCCATTGAGTTCGTTTTAATTTATCTGTTTCTATATTGCCACAATTAACCTTTAAGGCATTAGGAAGTATGTTTAAACAATGCTCAATTGCATCATCTAGTCTCATAGTCATCTGGTGGAAAGGCTCATCGTTTTGGTGTCTATGTTGCCAACCTTCCTTATTGATTCCTCCATAGTGCATATTGGTTAAAACTTCTCCTTTGTTAAAGTCTGGATAATCAAAATAACCTTTTGGGTACATTACATCGTGCTCTAAGAAAGATACATATTCGTACTCTCCCATCTCCCTAGCCATAAACAAGCATTGCATTATCTGTAACAATTGGTTAAGGTGGCTTTGAGACTTATACCAACTAAAAACGCTTAGGAACGGATTTAAGGGCATTTCTTCCCAAAGGCAAGTGATTATATCGGCTTTGCCTTCAGAGGCGATTTTTATAGTGTCTAATGACTTATAAATGGCATTCCAAATAGTATGTTGGTTATTGTTAGAATAAAAGATGCCTAAACGCTTATTCCCAGTCTTTGGGATAGAGATTAAACTGCCTTCCTTATACGTTTGTAAATGGACCAAATCTTTATCTTGCCAACTTAATTCTAAATGCTTTACTTGCCCGACATTAGGGTCTCCTATAATATCGTTATTTACTCTTAGCATTAATTTATCAGACTTTACTTTGTTACTGACAATCTCCGTACAATCTACACCACCATATTTAGCTGATATTATTCTCATAGGACTGTTTTAGTTTGTTGTATTAATTCCCAATATTTAGAACTAGCAAACTCTTTATTTATGTTTATAGTTTCCCCATAAGGCAACTTATTAATGTAATTAGACTTAAAGAATAATCCACTTATAGCATCAATTGCTCCTGCGTTATGATAGATGTTTAATTTATCCCAAGATTCAATCCTTGATGTTGCCCAAGCAAAATCTAAATCTGGATGACATATTGTTTTTTTATCCATCTTCCAACCTTCCCATAATACTGCCCACATATCTGCACACCATATCTGTAACTCGTGGTAAACTGGATTATCTGCTTTTATATTTGCACTTAATTCGCTTATCTCTTTATAAAGTCTCTCACAATTCCTTTCTACATTATCCCAAAATTTCCAACCTATTCCTTTCATTAGATATTGAGCACCTATTGAATTGCGTTCATTCTCTTTGATAATTTCTTTGTCTATTCCTACTATATCACACATAGCATCTAATACTTGTTCGCCTTTACTCATTATGTAATCATAACCAATGTAGAATCTAGTATCAGAACCATACCATTTGTCATCATATAAAAACTTATACCATTCAATTGGCTTAGTAAATACTATATCGCAATCGTGATAGAAAATAGCATCTTGTTCTAACTCAGGGAATTTCTTAAAATGTTGCTTTAGAATGTTTGGTCTAATAGATGAAACATAGTTTTTATTTTCTCTGGTATCATCATAAAAGAAGAATCTAGCTGCATAATTATTTGCTAGTTTAGACCATTCAATAGGAATAGAACCATCTCGCCAACATACTATGTCTATGTTGTTAGGATTGATTCCCATTGCACTAAAGTTGTTAATCATTACCTCTACTTGCCAAGCATAGTAAAGCGTTGCTGGTTGAGCACATACGAATCTTATTGTCATCGGTTTTGGTTTTTATTTAACAAGGAGCACAATCAGAATTAACTGAACAAGGAGTGCCACAGCTATATATTGTTAGTGTTCCTGAATTTGCAGATGGTGTAGTTCCTGCTCTTGCACACACTGTCTGAGTAACACCACTTCCTATGTTTCTATTTAACGTAGTTCCATCACTACATCTATCATAAGAATAATTGCCAGTACCACTTCCTTCGTTTACTATTGTCCAGCATTCACAAGGAGCAGCCGTAGTAGTTGTGGTCGTTGTTGTAGTTGTTGTGGTAGTACAAGTAGGAGTAACCGATAAAGCTAATTTGTTTCCGTTACTATCTTTTATTACTGCCCATAATTGACCTGATACTGCAAATGAAGCTGGTGCATATGTATTAGATGTTCCAGCAGTATAAGCAGTATTTGCAATAGCATCGGTAAAATAGTTAAACACAGTATTGCCATAAGAATAACCTCCACTTCCACCAGAGAAAGAGTTAATCGTTACTACTGCATTAGTTCCACTACAAGTATAACTTATATTAAAAGATAAAGGTGCTAAAGTAGTCGTTGTAGTCGTGGTCGTAGTAGCAGGACATCCTGTGAAGCCAGTAGCAGTAATTGATAATTGCAAACCACTTGGGTCTGTATAATAAATTGAATCTATCCTAAAGGTTTGACCGATAGATGTAACTCTATCATTGACATTGAAAGTTCCATTAGGATATTGAGCAGAGGTAACCGAAGCACCTGTTCCACAATTAAATAGATTATACCATACTGGAGGCACAGTCGTAGTACTCGTAGTAGTCGTAGTAGCACAAGCTGGAGTAACAGAACGAGCCCTTCTATTTAAAGGGTTTGCTGCATCTCTTACTGCTACCCAATGAATGGTGTCATCTTGATTATAATAAATATTAGAAGTACCAGCAGTCCAAGCCGTTGCTGATAATGCTGCTGATTGAGTAGAGAATACTGCATCCGTATATTCATAAGTTCCAGCACCTCCAGTATAAGCATTAGATGTTAAAAAAGCCGTTCCACCAGAACAAGTATAAGTCAATGTGAAATCTACTACTGCCAAAGTAGTAGAAGTTGTCGTGGTAGTAGTTGTTGCTGGACATCCAGTTAATCCTGTCGTTGTTAGTGATAATTGTAACCCACTAGGGTCGGTATAATAAATACTATCAATTCTAAACGTTTGACCTATTGAAGTTACTCGTTCATTAACTGCAAAAGAACCATTAGGATAGTTAGTAGAAGTAACAGTTACACCAGTAGCACAATTAAATAAAGCATACCATACTGGAGGTTGCGTTGTCGTTGTAGTAGTAGATGTCGTTGTTGAAGTAGTAGTACTTGTACTTGTTGTTGTAGTACTGGTTGTCGTAGTTGTACTTGTTGTTGTACTTGTTGTGCTAGTAGAAGTGCTTGTAGTACTTGTAGTTGTTGTAGGAGTTGCATCTGTGTAATACTTTCCTGTTCCTTGTAATGTAACCCCATAAGTTCCTATTTCCTTATAGTTTCCACTTATATCAAAGTTTGTTATAAAACAATATCCACTAATGTATTTAAAACCATCATTCCCATTATCAATAGCAAACCTAATAAGAAACAAAGTTCTATCTAAAATAACTTGAGCCATTTGTTGATATGAAAAGCCAGAAAGAGTTACTATTCCTTCACAAGAAGCATTCCATACAGAAAGGTCGGTAAGGTATTCTGTAAAGAAAGCATCTGTTCTACTAGATACTTCTTTTTGTTCAACCTGAACATTAAAAGTACAATTGGTAGAACACGCAAAAGGAGTTTCATATGTAGGAATTACTGAAGTATCAATCTTGTATAAAATAACATCTTTGCCTTGTACTTTAGTTGCCATTATTACTAAGTTAATGTATAAGCACCAATTCCTTGTAAAGTGATTGAATAAGTTGCTATTTCTTTATAAGGAGCATTAATTGAAAGAGCAGATATAATAGCATTGCCACTTATAATTGTATAACTAGAGCCATTATTTATTGAGAATTTAACTGCAATAGTTGTCCTTGCCAATTGATTAGTTAACATATCAGCATATGAATAACCTGCTAAAGTAACAATACCTTCACAAGTAACTACCCAAGAAGCTATGTCAATTTTAAATTCTCTAAACCAAGCAGAAGTCTGGCTTGTTACATCCTTTTGTTCAACTTGAATATTAAAGGTGCAATTAGTAGAACAAGCAAAGGCAGTATCTACCCCTCCAACTACTTTATAAAGAATTATATTTTTACCCTGTACTTTGTCTGGCATATTGCAAATTTACTTAAATTAAAGTATTATATGATATTTCATAACCATTTGTAGATACTATATTAGTATTAGAAATTTGTAGTAATGTAACTTGACTTTCATCATTAGGGTAACTTATTGTAGCATTACCTAACATATATGAATTACTAGCAATGTTTATTTGATTAGGGTCTGTATCAGTAGCCTTAAATAACTTAGAAGCATTTAATATCCCATTTGTTGTTGATAAACTAGATAAACTACAATCCACATTTATAATATTACGAGCATACACATTAGTAAATTGTTGCATCAATAATTGTATTAAACTTGGGTAATTAGTAGCACCACCATATTGATACCAAGATGAAGGATTATAGCCATTACTGAATAAGAAAATACCTATCTCAATTGGATAAAAATAATAACTACTAAAACTACCATAAGGAATTTCAACAGTCTTAACATATTCATTTGTGTTACTTAAATAACTAAAATAATATATATTATTAATCAATGGGGTCATTTTAAGCGACATATTACTTAATTGAGCAAAAGTACCTGTGCTATTTTCAAGTGCATATTTAAAATGTAACTCCCCAGATATTGGAGTAACGGCAGTAGTAAAACTAAATGAATTTACATCACTACCACTTGGACCAGAATATGCTGGAACACTATAATATTGAGATGTACTTACCCAAGCAGTTCCATCCCACCACCAACTAGCAGTTCCATCTGTTAATAAAACGTAAACGTGCCCTCTTGGGAGATTACCTAAATCTTGACCTTGAAATATCCAAGAAAATGTAAGTTTAACCCCTCCTGCTATTTTAGGATAAGAACCTGATTTTATTTCAATAGAAGCCTCATTTGTTATAGATGTACTCCCCCTTATCAATCTATATTGTGCAAAAGAATCAGTTGTATTATTTACAATTGTAACAGTACTTCCTATTCCAGCAAAGTTTATTTGCCAGTTATCTGCATATAAGCCAGTAAAAGGTCTAAAATTGCCATTAGATATATAATTATCTGCTATTGTTACATCATAATTGCATTCAACTTTATTAAAGCCTTTCTTCATTATTTTTAATTGTGAATTATCTATAAAGTATAATCCACTTGTATTGCCAACATATCCCTGAATAACGCTTAATGTATTTAAGTTACTACCACTTGATGCAACTGTTCCTGTGTATGTATATTCAGTAAACCAATTATTCTCATTAGCAAATTCATTAACTGCAACTATCCACCATTTACCACCAGCTTGAAATAATCTACAACCAAATGATTTAACAATATTAGACAATACATCCAAACAACTTATATAAGTTATGTCTGTATCTATAAAGGTTCTATAAGGTAGATATGTTTGATTAAAAGGTTCGCTATAACTATAATCAGACCTATCATCCATACCAGTAGCATAATAAGAACATACTGTCATTATATTAGGGTCAATTGGGAAATCAATACTATTTAAACATAATGTAATGTAGTATAATAAAGTATTTATAGCATTGGTATCAGTAGATGCAGCTATTGGTAATGGAATGCTTTTAAGTATACCTAATCCATCAACGGCATTAAATGACAATTCTTTTCTACCAGTTGAATAGCTTATTTGAACATTATCTGATAATACCCAACCACACCATTGTAAATCAGCATCTAAGTATAATTTAGCAAAATACTTTCTATCATTTAAAGTAGTAAAATCAGGGATATTAGCTAGGTTATCTGTTACATCTAAAACCACTCCTAATTGACTTGCATAAATAGGCTCAAATGGGTCATCTGAATTAGGTATATACTGAAGGTTAATACCTACTCCTTGATACTCAATTAAACTACCAGCATAAGAATCTTCTTGTAAATATAAATAAGCCGTTTTGCCTGATTTACTTGCAAATGTTGCTTTGTATTTATTTTGATATGCCATATTATCTTCTCAGGTTAAGGTTACTATTTGCTCTTTGAGTTGCTAATACTAAATCACTACCCTTTAATAAAAATTGACCTAATAAACCACCACCACCAAATCCCATTCCACTATCTAAAGCAGCAGCACCTAAAGGAGTAGCACCGACACCCAATGCAGTTAAAATAGCTTTGAATATTAATGCTTGTGCAACCATTTCAACTAATTGTATAGCAATTCTTTTAAACGATTCTTCTAATGCTTTGCCTATATCTCCACCATTAACAAAAGTCTCAAATACATTGTTAAAACCTGAAGCAACAACAGATGTTAATTCAGCAGATAATTTTAATTGAGTGTTAAGAGTTTCTAAGTCTTGGGCAGCTACACTTGTTTGTTCATTCATAGTGTCTGTGTACCAAGCTGGTACATCTTCACTTATCTTGTCTGTTCTTTGTCTATTAAGTTGAAATAATACTGGAGTTGCTTTTCTTCTTTGTGCCCTTGTGGGTCTAGTTATATCTTGTTCTGATTTTATATAAGCATTTAATTCTCTCTGATAATTAGTCATTTCATTACTTTGTGCTTTTAAAGCAGTAGTAGATAAAGTAGTAGAATCTTTGTATTTTATTTGCTCACGAGTAATATCAGTTAAATTAGATTTTAATGAATTAATATTTTTATCTACTGCTCCTAATTCTTCTTGATGTTTATCTAGTGCTTCATTAGTTATTTCGGTATTATATTGAAGTGAAACCATTTCACCAGAAGCATTAGTCAATGCAGCTTTGATAAATGTCCAAGCAGCAGTTGCAGCACCTACTTTGTCTCTCATTTCAGCTAAACTATCTAATTGTAATCTTGCTTTCTTTGCTTCTTCTTCAGCTATTAATGTTGCAAATGCTTGTGCTAATGCTTTACGTTTTAAAGCCTCTGTAATACCATTAATGACTACTTCTAATCTTTGACCATCATTAATATCTAATTTTTGTAGTTCAATATTACCTTTATAAGTATTTTGTAATTGTTTTAACGCAGTTTCTCTTTCGTTAGTTGTTAAAGTGCTATCTTTTACAATATCATTTAAAATAGTTAATTTATCTGCCTCTGCTTGTGCTGAACCTGTTGCCTTTGCAATACTATCATTCATTTTTCTTTGAGCCATATCAGCTTCAGATATTTGAGCAATGTATTGACTAATTTTAGGACCGAATGCAACAATAATAGAAGTTAAAGCACCTACTGCTAAACCAATACCTGCTGGACCAGCTAAACTAGAAAGCATTGATTTAAAAGCACCAGTTGTACTTCCAGTAGTATCTTTTAATCGTTGGAATGATTCTAACAACGGATTAATGTTGTTTGCTATACCTATAAAACCATAAGGAGCATCTTGTGCAACCCTAGATAAGTTATTTAAAGCAAGTGCAGCTTGATTAGTATCTCCTTTAATCTCTTGAAACCTAGTCTTTAATCCAGAAGTTGATTTTGCTAAATCCTCAATAGCTTTTAACGCTTCTTTATTATCGGCAGTTATTATTAATTGTAAAGTTTCGTTTGCCATTTTATTATTTTACTCCATACAAAGATAATGTTCTTTGAAGCTCCTCGTTTGTTAGTTTAGGTTCATCTTCATTCTCATCTATATCACTTGGCAAAGGCATAAAGGATTTGAGACTTTTAGGAGATTTATCAGATGTATTAGATAAATATATCATATACGATAAAGTTCTTACTCTTTCCCATTCCTTTACTTCCTTATTTTGGTATGCCATATTATACAACAAAAATTCTCGCCAAGATAGTTGCCAAAACTCATTTATTGTCAAGCCAACTTCAATTGCGAGAATTAATAGAGAATCCCAACTATAAAATCCTATTTTTTTTTTGCCTCTTTCTTAGTTTCCTGTAAATCTGGTGTCATTGAATCTTGCATATACTTCATAAATGCAATTAATTGACCCTCTTTAGCAGATAAACCACCTACTTCATCTATCCATTCACAAATTATATACTCATCAAAATCAATAGGCTTTTGAAGGCTTTTATATCCACTTTCGGCAGCAGCACTAATGATATTAACAATAGTGCTTAAATCATAGTTTCCACTAGATAAAACATTTATAAGTTCTACTAGAGTTTTATTCTCTAATTCACAAAAACGTTTCATTGCCCAAGTTCCCCACTTTAAAGGAATAATTTTGTTGTTCAGTCTTAATTCAAACATAGGTTATTTTTTATGCAGTTTCAGTTTGTGTTAATGGTGGTACAGTTACTACGAAAGTTGCAGTAAATTTTACATCATCTTTATCATCTGCATTTACATCAAAGTTTGAAATAAATACTTGACCTGAATAAACTATATCTCCAGCAGTTGGAGTTGCTTTACCCATCTTCATATTGAAAGATGTTCTTGCAGCGTGAGCAACATACAATTGTTGGTAAGAATCCTTACTTGGAGTTCCTGTTTCATCAATTGCAAAACCATCACCTTTGAATGATTGAGTAAATGAAGGACCAGCTTGATATTGGTCGCCACATTTAGAAGTTGCATCAATAGTGTTAACAGTTGATGTCATTGAGTTAGTTGTAAGACAAGCAACAGGTTTGAATGTTCCGTCATTGTCTATGTCAGCTAAAAGGATATAGTCTCTTGCTGATACTTTAGTTTCTGCCATTTTATTTAATTTTGAGTTATTATTATATTATATGTTATAATTGTTCTAAAAACGTTATCCAAAGGGTTTAATCCATCTAAATTTCTAACACTTCCAACGCTTAAAGCAGATGATGTAAAACCATTACTTAAAGTTATTGTTGAATCAGAATTTATATTCGCCAAAACCAAATCACTTATTTCTTCAGCTCGTTTATAGCCAAAGTTAGCATTTTTTGTAACAATGTCAACTATAATAGTGATAGCGTTTGTATAACCTGCTTTCCCTTGTTCTTGGCTTGATGTTCTGCCATCTAAAATAATGTATTCGTTACCTATTCCATCTGGACCAAAACCATCATAAACACCTAAGCTAGTAGCACTTACTAATTCGGTATAAAACCATTTCTTTATTTCTATATTAGGATTTAACATTGAGTAGTTTTTTTAGTCTATTAAACAATTTAGGTTTTTCTTCTTCATAAGCTGGTATTAAAAAGGGTTGTGGTCTGATTCCTTTCTTTAATATTGAAAATGCTATACTTTGAGCCATTCTTACATCTTGGTCAAATTTTTGCGATTTACTGCCTATTCTTCTTTGTGATTTAACACTATAAGTAGCATCTTTAGGTGTAATTCCTTTTCTTTTAATCCATTGCATAATAGCTAATAAAAAATCATAATAAGTACCACTTTTGCCTCCCTTGAATTGCATTGCAAATGATTCATACCCACTAGGAACTGAAACTTTGCCACCTGTACCAAACTCAACATAAGGAGCATAAGAAGCATCAACAATCACTTTACCTGTTAATCCATTTAACATAGATTCAGCGTGAATACTTTTTCTTAATGAGCCAAAATTAACTGGTGCATTTCTTTTAGCATCACGTTCAATTTTTAATGTAGATGCACTAATTTCTTCAGCTACACCTTTAGTTAGATTATCTTCAAGAGTTTTTAATCTAGTCATAAGATTAGGCAACCCAGTTAAATTAAGTGAAAATCCAGCCATTATGCGTACATTATTATTTCGTAAAATCTAAACTGATTTTCTACATCTTTAATTGAGTGTATTGTGTACATTACACCTTCCACCTCTAATTGGTAATTATCGGTAATTGTTACATCGTATCTAATAAACAATCTAGCAGAACGAGTAAAACTTAACTCCATTTCTAATAATGCTCTATTTTGATTATCTGGGCGAAAATCCCCCCAAACGACTTCTTGTAAGGCAAAGGTAGTTGTATAACCTCCTTCACCATCTGTTACCCTTGTAGGCACATATAAGCTAATCTCCATTGTCATAGAGTTAGTATCTACATAATTTGTTTTTGCCCTTCCTATTCTCATAATATTGGTGATTGTCTGGTCCATCTTTGACAAGCCTTCCAAGTCTTTTCACATATTCCCTTGTCTCCATCTAGTCCTCTATTTTCGTAATCAAATGATACTTGGTCTAAAATAGCTATTTTTAAGTCTTTAGGTATGCAATTAAACCCAGCCATATATTGAGCAGACATATTAGTAAATAAAGGTCTCCTTACTTTAGGATATTGGTCTCCTACTAATACATAATTTTCTGTTGCTATTTCATCTCCTTGCTCATTAAATAGAGCCATAAAGAATGTTACTGGACCAAATGGCAATTCATATCCTCCTGCTTGATTATCAAACCAAGTGTTTACTTGTCTAGGGATAAGGCTTAAATTAGTAACCTTTTCAATAGATTCTCTAGCTTGAGTTATTAATTCTTCAAATAAATCATCTTCTGATGCAGTTGTAACACGACAATACAATTTTGCTTCTGCTACTGTTACACCTTCTACTACTGGAGTATTATCTATGAAAGTATAATCATTTAGAAAGTTATACATATTTCCTTTTTTACAAATTTACATTATTTATAATAAAAAACCCCATCGATTAAGATGGGGTCTCTATATCTATGTAAGATTAGAACTATACGTTTCCTAAGTCAGCAAAAATAGCTGAAGTTGGTTGCATTAAGTTAATATCTTCATAACACTCAATACGAGCAGTAACCATATTTTGTTGGAAGTTACTTGCATTCTCATAAGAGAACTCAATAGCCATTCCTTCAACCTCAATTCTTTCGCAGAAGTTGTTATCTAGAATAAGTACTTTATCATCAGTAACCCAAGATGCAGCAATTACAGGAGTACCCCATATTGTGATGCCACCATTAGGATTAACAATAACACTACCAGCACCAGCATAATAACCAGCAACAATAGTTTCTTTCAATAAGCGACCTAATTGAGAAGGGCTTACTAAAGCAACAGAAGATATAAAGTTTGCACTCTTTTGGTTGCCGATATAGTCAACTAATTGCTTTAAATCAACAGTTTCAGCAGTTGTAGTAGAACCAGTTGCAGCAGCAGAAACAGTAGAGAAGAACGCAGCATTCTCAGCTTTGTAGAAATCTCTAGTTAACATTCTTGGTAAAGTTGTACTCAAAAAAGGTAAACTTCTAGCCATTTGCTTAGAGAAAGTTGAGAAACCAGCGATGTAGTCATTTACAACTTTAACCTCGCTTAATGCGTAGCTATTTTGTCCTTTATCAGAACCTTCAGTTTGAGCAGCAATGTTGTTAGTAGTTGCAGTCTCTTTGTAGAATACATAAAGACCTGACTCACTTCTTACAGTTGGTACTAAATCACGGAAGTTAATTGCTTGACTTGGTAAGATAGAAGCATTAGGAGCATAAGATGCTTGAGCATCTCCTGTTAATGAACCACTTAAAGTCATTGTTTTAACATCAGATAAATCAACACGGAATTTTCCGTTAGACTTCATTGATTTTTCCATCTCATCTAATTTACCATCTAATTTCTCGATGATAACTTGGTCAAGATATTTAGTTTCACGCTTTGCAGCTTTTTTTGTTGCAGCAGCTTGAGCATCAAATTGTTTTTGTGCTTCATCTCTTACAACTCTAATCTCAGCTTTAGTTTCTTCTAACTTAGCTTCGATGTTAGCTTGAAAACCTTTAAGGTTCTCAGCCATTTCGTTAATTACGTTTTCCATTTTACTTTTTTAATATTTTATTAAATTCTTTAATTGCCTTCAGGATTTGTTCATCATTGTTTTTAACTTCTTCGATAATCGGCTCAAGTGATTGCTCGGTCTGAGTGATTTCTTTAACGATTTCAATTTCTAATAATTCTGATTGAATCCTTTTTATTTCAATCTCCATCAACGCAAAGGTCTCATCTGTGAAACGACCACCTTTAAACGCTTTCAAGAGTTTCTCTAGCCTATTTGCTAATTGCTCTTTCTTAACTTCATTTTTAACAGAGATAGTTGGTGTCTCTGGGTTTGCTGCCCATAATACTGCACTACCTTCATAAAGTTTCAGTTCACTTATTGTTCTTACACCATCTTTTGCAACGCTTGAATTTATTGTACTAAATCCAATTGAATGTTGATTGATAAGACCAGCATCATACATTTTAATCATATCCTCACCAGTCTCAGTCTCTACTATTGGAGTGATTGCTATAAGCATATCCCCCTCAATGTATAATTGCTCTGGTTTACCGATTACGGCTTCCATTTCAGCACAATGGTCAACTAATGACCAGATTAAATTCTTTCCTGCTGGACCTCTTTCCTTTAGAGTTTTAGTAAAGGCTTCAGGAACTATAATGTCATTATCTAAATCAATGTTTCCTGTTCTTGCCCAAACTGCTTTAACTCTACGAGTTTCGGTATCAACATCCATTACCTCGTAACCGATATCTTGTTTTTCAACA